CCTACAAGCCCGGTTCGGCGTGGGTCACTCTCCTCGTCATCGACGACAACCAGTGACCGATGGGGCTGGTCCATAACAACGTCACGACCTTCAACCGAGCGCTTACCGCCTTCGCCCAGGAGGTCGGCTTTACCATCGAGTATGCCGCCCTGCGTGAGGCCGCCCTGATGTGCCGCGACGCCATCATCTTCACCCCTCCGTTCAAGATGGGCGGGGGCGGAGGCGAAACCAAGCAGGCTGAACTAGTGGGCAAGCGGGCGGTCGACCGTGACATCAACTCCCTGTTCGTGGCCAAGAACGACAAGGTCAAGGCCGCCGGGGCCATGCTCTTGAACAACCTCGCCTCAGCTGCTAAGCGCCGGAACTTCGGTGAGTTCACGAAGGCCATGCAGGCCGCAAACGACAAGGCCATCCAGTTCGACGCCATCATCCCGAACAAGATCGTGGCCGACTCCGACACCCTGCGAGCTTACCGCAAGGCCCAGAACTTCTTCAACCAGTCCAGCGGGCAACCCGGCAACGCCACGGTCACGGACCTTCGCCCGGTACATAACCGCTTCAAGCGCCTCACCCGCCAAGGTAAGACCAAGATTGAGAAAGGCCGCGGCGACTACATGGGCAAGTTCCTCGTCGACTCCAAGGCCGACCTGAAGGCTTACATCAAGGAACGCCAGGAAGAGGTCGGCAAACTCAAGTCGGGCTGGTGGAACGTCATGCAGGTCATCCCTAAGCCCAAGAAGAAAGGCGTCGACCAGACCTTCGGGCGCAAGGGCGTGGCGGGCTACGTGAAGAAGTTCCCTGGCAACAACTTTCAGCGCCTCTACTCTACGCAGAAGGCGGTGAACTATTCCTTCGGCAACATGATCGGCAACTCCGACGAGAAGGCCACGAAGAACAATGTGGCAGGGCTGGTCTACGCCAATGCCATCGCCCGCATCGAACGGGACACCGAACAACTACTCAAGCGCGACGCCGGCGACTTCAACGCTGGCCGCATCCGCTAACCTTTATGGGCACTAAATCTATCCGTCACATCGTAGAGGCCACCTTGGCCACCTACCTCTCGACCCAGACTGGGCTGACCACTGTCACGTTCCTGACCGGGGACAGCGCCGCGACCCAGACCCTGCCCAAGGCCGTGGTCCTCTGCGACTCGGCCCGCAACCCTGCCGACCTCCCCGAAGGCGCGGGCAACTACTCCTGCTCGGTCCGCATCACCCTTTTCTCCAACGCCGACGACACGACCCTCGCCGACCACCGGGCCCGCTGCGCCGCACTGTCCGGCAATATGCGTGACCTGACCAGCATCAAAGCGGCCTTCACGGCCAGCGGGGATGCGACCTGCTACGACGTCACGATCGGCTCCGAAGATGAGGGCATCGACGAACGCTCCTGGGCGACCGCTTTCTCCTTTGACGTGCTGGTGGTCCTGCCTGCCGCGTAACCTTCCAAACCCTGCATATTCAAATGGCCGCCATCTCTAACGGAACGACCTGCATCTACGGAGTTGCGGGCACTGTCTCTAACCTCTTTGTCCAGAGCTACAGCCTGTCGTCCTCCTTCAACGCGGACGTGACTGTCGTTGACGAGACTGGCCTGACCAAAACGCACCGACTGGACGACCGTAAGTCTGAAATCACCATCGAAGGCATTGCCAAGACGACCTCGATGCCGGTGCTCGGCGCCGCCCTGTCCTTCACGGTCAACACCCTCTCGGCCTACCCGGCTGGCTCGGCCTCCGCGTCCTTCGTCGGCACGATCACCAAGATTGACGACAAGGGCTCCAACAAGGGCTTCACGGCTGTGACCATCACGGCCATCGACTACGAAGGCATCACGCCTGCCTAATTGACTTCCCCGCAAAGGGGGTAGCATCAAGGAAGTGGACCGCCGCTTCTTAAATGCCTATGTCGACCCGGCGCCTTTTCGGTTGCTGGGTCGAACTATGTATCCGTGGTGTCTTAAGTACCGCGTGCGTCTGATGGCCTTTGACTCCCCGCTGGTCACTGGCTCTCGCGGCATCAGCCCTGCCGACCTGCTCTTCGCCTGCAAGGTCTGCGCCGAGGAACCCCTAGGGGGCAAGATAGGCTGGGTCGACGAGCTGCGGATAATGTCACTGTCCCGCAACCCGGCCAAGTTTGAGCGCCTGCTGGAAGCCTTCGCCGGCTACATCCTCGTGCAGGACTGGCCGAAGTTCTGGGAGCAGACCAAGACCAAGTCTGGGGGCGGTGACAAGGGCGTGCCATGGCCGCTGTCCATCGTCGCCAACCTCATCGCGTCTGGCATTGAAGAGAAGCGGGCTTGGGAGATGCCGGAGTGTCAGGCCATCTGGCTCAACTCCGCCCTGGCTATCCGCAAGGGTGCCGACGTGGCGATCATGTCGCCCGAGGAAGAAGCGTTCATGGCCGAAGAGGAAGCCAAGGAGAAAGCCGCCGCGACCCCTTCCAATCCTGCAAAGGAAACACCTGACGATGGCACAATCCCTGGAGCTTAACATCAAGACGACTTCGGACGTCCCGCAGGCCATGGACAAGGCCAAGTCGGCCACGACCGGGTTCGGCAAGCAAGTCGAAGACATCCAGAAGAAGTTCTCGACGGCGTTCAAGGACATCGCCCTCGGTTTCATTGCCCCGATGGTCATCGTTCAGAACATCCTTGGGATGATTAAGGCCGACATCGAGAAGGCCAAGCAGGACGCCAAGGAAGGGCTCGACCTGATCGCCAAGGGCGACACCCAGTTCGCTACCTCTCAGCAGAAGCGACAGGCATCCTTCGTCCAGTACCGCATCGCCCAGCAGGAGGAAGAGCAGAAGGTACGCCTCGGCGCTCAGAAGATTTACGAGGACTTCCTGAACACCCGCGAAGGGCAAGGCATCTACAACAAGTACCTCCCGCAATTCTCCGGCCCTGAAGGTGAGGCCACGATGTTCACCATCTCCGAAATGGCCCAGACGCAGAAAGTCCGCGACGAAATCGAGGCTTGGTTTAAGGCCAACGAGGATAAACTAATCGTCCCGACCGCCGGCAATAAGGCCAAGGCCGCCGACTTCAAAGGCCCCGAAGGCTTCGGCAACGTCATTGGCGTTGGCCCGAACCCGGTCATGGAAGCCATGAACGCCCAGCTCGAAGAGCAGCGCAAGCAGACCGGGCTTCTCCAGAACCTCGTGGATCGTAATCCTTTCATGTCCGAAGACTTCACCAAGACCCCTCAGAAATAATTTATGGCTATCGTAAAGAACGGCAACGCCCTCACGACCCCGGTCCAACAGCCCGGGGCCAAGATTTCCGACGACGGCTACGGCCTACTTACGGCCACGGTCATCTGGAAGGCGGACGAAAGCGCCGCCCTTGGCTCGGTCGTCAACCGCGGCTCGACCTGTCCCATCAATGCCAACTGCAACGCCCACCGTTACAGCATCACCTATGACGCGCTCGGCATCGCCACGCTGACGGTCGATTATGTCGGCATCGACGGAGGGGCTTCGTCCACCGACCCGCAGATCACCGGCTCGCAGGGGCTGACTTCGGATAACATTACGACCCACCCGAACTTCTTCGAGCTGTATAGCGCAGGCGGTTTCACTGGTACGCCCATCGCTGGCGTCGGCACGGGCTCCCTTGCGACCCCTGCATACACTGCTGTCACTGGCCCTAACGGCTCGACTGAGTACCAAGGCAACAACGGCGCCACCTTCGAGGCCGTGACTGGGCGCAAGTTCCTCGGCTTCAAGAAATCCGAGTTCAAGGATTTCTATGGAAAGACGAACTACCTAGCCCCGCAGTGCTCCCTTTCAGGCGTCTTCTACACCTCGTCGGCTACGCTAGTTAACAACCTACGCAACGCGGTAGGCAAGACCTCCGGCACTGGCACGTTTGCTTCAAAAGAATTAGTCCCGACTTACATGGGAACGTCCTTTACGATCAGCGGGAAGAACCAGTTGCTCCTTGCTCAGGTTTCCTTCGAGGACTTCGGCCTGCTCTACAAGGTCCAGTACGAGCTGCGCTTCAACCGCGAGGGCTACGTCGCCGCCGTCTACGCCGCCGCCTGATGAAAATCCAACCCGGAGTCGGCTACACCTTCGACTCGTCCTCGAAGGGCTTCACCCTGGACACTTCCGAAGCGTTCCCCAGCCCTGACGGTCAGGCCAACAATCACCCCTTCAAGGTCATCAACATCACCTACGACGTCCCGGGCACGGCGTGGCTCTATCAGGTCGTCCCTGGCACGCTCAACAACGTGGTCGCCCAGATCGAGGAGGACAGCGTCTGGGTCAAACTAGACCGCACTACCTCTGGCGTCCCTGACTGGCCTGTGTCCGTGATGACGCCCTTCGACGCGACGACCAAGAAGTGCTATATCTACCTGCGGGCCGGCAAGGACGCCACGACCAACGACTTCCCCAGTAACGACGACACCTCGGCGAACTACCCACGCATCATCAACTCGGACGTCGAACTGGCCGACACGAACACCTACGGCTATGTGCTCCTGGCTGTCGCCACTGAGGCCACCGGCCCCAGCATCTCGGTCGTGCAGTATGTCAGCGGCTCGCTGTGGGGCGACCGTATCAAACTCGGCACCGACACGGCGCAGTACTACTACGCCCGCATCTGATGGGCTACATCATCGGAGACAGCGGCATCGGCATCAACACTTGGGCCAAGCTGCGGGGTGCGGTCATCCAGAATACGGCGCCCACTAGGTTCGACGGGAACGAGGTCTACCCGGACACGGGCATCGCCTTCAAGACCGAGCAAGGCAACGGGCTGCTTGTGCGCGGCCTCAACTCCAGCCTTGGCATCGCCGACCTGACCATGCGGATTGATGACACCGACTTCTACTTGGCGGCTCAGAACTTCGACGACAGGTATCACGCGACACTGATTGGGGAGGATGTCGAGAACGACTCAGCCGAGGTCTACACCATCACCTCGGACGCCTTCGTCCCGCCCAACTACCAGACCCTGTCCCCGACGCCTACGACCTACACGATCGTCGACATCGGCCTGTTCGACCCCATCACCTGACCCCCCCTTCCAATCGGGGCAAGGTTAGACCCGATGAGCTGTCCTAACACCGTAACCTTTAAGCGCGGGACGTCCTTCGCCGCCTCTTGCGCCTATACTCCTTCGGCTGGTGCTCCTGCGAACCTCATCGGCACCACCATCACGTCGACCATCATCGACTCCCAATACAATCAGTACGGCCTGACTGTGACGATTGCCGGCAACGGCCTTTCCTTTACCGCCGTCTACCCTGATGACTCATCCTCGTGGGCTATCGGCATGGCCAAATGGGATGTCCGCTTCGAGTATGGCGGCACCGTCTTCTATACGACGACCATGCGCCTTGACGTGATCGGCGAAGTGACCCCTTCCTAATATGTCCACCCTTGCTGTCACCCTGACTGGTATCGCTCCCGCGACTCTGACCATCGAACTGGGCACGCCAGGCCCGCAGGGTCCGACTGGTCCGACTGGCCCGACTGGTGCTACTGGCCCGCAAGGCCCGGCTGGCCCTGGCGTCCCTGCTGGCGGCACGGCAGGCCAGTACCTTCAGAAGATTGACGGCACGAACTATAACACGGACTGGGTCACGCTGAACCTGTCGGCCTACGCCCCTCTTGCCTCCCCTGCCTTCACGGGCAACCCCACCGCCCCGACGGCGGCCCTTGCGGATAACGATACCTCCATCGCGACGACCGCCTTCGTCCAGCAGGAACTCCTCTCCGGCACGGCCAACGCCCGCAACCTAGAGGTCTACGTCCGCAACCAGACCGGCTCGACCATCCCTGCCGGCTCCATCGTCTACATCAACGGCGCAACGGGCAACCGCCCGACGATCACCAAGGCCCAGGCTAACAATGACGCGAACTCCGCCCAGACGTTCGGCTTCACGAAGGCCAGCATCGCGAACAACGGCTTCGGCTTCGTCATCGTGCGCGGCGAACTGGAGAACATCGACACGTCGGCTCTGACCGAAGGCGATCAGCTCTACCTCTCCCCGACGACCGCCGGAACGTGGACAACCACCAAGCCCTCCGCCCCGCAGCATCTGGTCTACGTCGGCATCGTCGTCCGCGCTCATCCGACGCAGGGCGTCATCCTGGTCGCCGT